GCCAGGGGAAGAGGCGGCGTTGGCGAGGTTGCGCTGGAAACCATCGATGTCGCTCGCGCTGGTGGGGGTCGAGAGACTACTGCGTTGACCGTTGATCCGGCTCATGAAAGTGCCGGAAACGTCGTCGAGCTGGTTCTTCTCCAGACTGTTAAGCGCCGAATCGTAGGCCGGATTGACGTCGGAGCGGCTGAATTGAGTGGTCTTGGTCGGAGCCCAGGCAGCCTTCTCGGCGGCTTGAGCCTCCGCGGTCGCGGCCTCCGGATCCGACAGCATGCCGACCGCTCGGCCGACTTTGGTTCCAACCGCGTTGACCAGCGGACTGATGGCGTATTTCGACACGAGGCCCCCGCCTGCGCCTCCAACCGCGCCGCCGATCGTCCCTTGAGCGACGTTCTCGCCCCGCCCGGTCGCCGCCAGCGCACCGAGCGCAGCCTGCTCGGCCGCGCCCGCCATCACCCCACCGCCAAATCCGGCGCCGATGCCGCCAGTGACCGCAGCCGCGGGCAAATAGCCAACGGCGTTGGCGACCGCGCTCGGAATCGCGCCAGCGCGCGTGGTCGCCGCCGCGGTCTTGTCGCGCTCGGCCTGCAGCGCGGCTTGGTTTTGCTGATCGAGGGTGGCGGCGTCGGTGGCGATCGGCCCAGTGGCGTTGCCGCCGAACAGCTTGGGAAACATCGCAGGCAGGATGGTGTGCCAGCCCGCGATCGCTCGATCGCCGACGCCGAATGAATTGGCGGCGATGCGGCCATAGTCCTGCAGAGCATCGCCGGTGCTCGTCTCCGAGCCCCAGGCGCTGGTCGGCGGGGCCTGAGGAGAAGCCTGGGGCGGACCGCCGCCGATCGGGGTCGACCCGCTGCGCCATCCCGAAGCGGAAGCGTCCGTTGGCGCTGGAGCCGCGCCGATCGGGGTCGATTCGTCACGCCATCCCATGGTCTACTTCTTCGTATGAGGTTGACCGTCTGGGCCAATAAAAGCTCGGCCACTAGGTAATTTTTCAAATGCGGCGTCGGCGTCGGCGTCGTTCATCTTGCTGAGATCAACCGGCACCTCCATCTTCGCGCCATTATAGGTCTGACTATTTGGATCGAGGTAACTCGGGTCGATCATATTATTGTATTTGTAGGGAATAACCCTGCCAGCAGCGCCCATCAGATTACCGCGCGCACTCTGAATTGTGTTGGTCAACCGGCCCAATTCCTGGGTGATCATCTGCGGACTGTTGCCCGGCTTGTCGAGGCTGGAAACCGCGCCTCCGACCTTGTTGGCCTCGCTCTGCGAACGCACATTCTTCACGTTGGCCAAGCCCGCTCGGAAGTTCTCGTCGTTCAGCTGATCGATCTTGGAGCGCGCGTCTTTGGTGTCCTGATCGAGAATGCCAAGGCCGCCAAGCGACTGCCCGACACGGCCGTTTGCGGCAGACCCCCACTGAACCGCCCTGACGGTGGCGTCGGGGTGCTGATTCAACCAATCCACCGTATCTTCCGCGGTCTTGTATTGGGGATCGAGCGAAGGGAAAGTGTCCGCCGCATCGAATTTGGTCTTGGCCGCCTCGGTCCCCACCGCCGCGGCCGTCGCATGCTGAGCTTTCCAGGTTGAAAAATCGACTGTTGGCTGACCAGCCTGCTGGTTAGCGCGCTGTTCCTGCAAATACTGCCGCTGATCGAGGTCCCCGCTGCCGACGAGGTTGGTCTCGACGTCACCATACTTGCCGCTGGCGATGATCCCTTGGGCGGTCTGGATTTGTTGAGGTGTCGGCTTGGGGCCGAACAACTGCTCGGCCAGCGCAGGCGCGGAATTCATGATCGTCTGCTGGTTCTGCCGCTGGAACTGCATCTGCTGAATCTTCATCAGATTCTCGACCATCGCGCCCGCATCCTGCTGCGGCGGGGCCGAGTTCAGCCACGCCGCCTGCTGGCCCGGCGGGGCGAACGCCGCCTGCATCCCGGCGAGGCCGCGGTCGAACATATTCGCCGCCCGGTCCTGCTGCGCCAGCTTGACATAGAGCTGGGTTAGGTCAGGCGGGCTAGCCGTGGCCTGGGATGGGGGTTGATTAGGCTGGCCGCTAGGTGGAGGCGGGTTTGCAGCGGGAGGCTGTCCTTGGGCTCCTGTGGGGCTCTGTTGGCCGCGCGCCGCAGCCGCGATCTGGTCCATCGTATTGCCGGACCCAGAAATCCAATCGCCGAAGCTCATGCGGTGGCTCCCTGGGTTGGCGTCGTCCCGGACTGCAGCGCGTTCAAGGTCGAGAAGAACGGCTTATTGGTGTAGCCGCCCGCGCCGGTCTTGCCCGCGCCTTGAGTGGCGAGGAACTGGGCGAGCACATTGGGCGGCGGCGAGCCGCTCGGCGTCTGCCCGGGTTGCGGCGCAGCCGCGCCGTACTGCGGCAGCGGCCCCGGGTTCGAGAGCGCGTCGAGATAAGCCTGCCGCATGTTCGGCCCAGCGGGCGCAGGCGCGGCAGTCGGCGCAGCGGCGGTCTGGTTGGCCCATGGCGCGGCCATCGAAGCGGGCGAGGGCGCCATCATCTGACCTCCTACTGTGCCTCCAGTGCCGCCCCACCCTTGCGACTGCCCGCCGACCATGCTGACCGGCTGCGGGTTGTAATATCGGTTCGTCGCCGCGTTGGCCTGCATCCGCGTCAGCCCGGTCGAAGGATCGACGCCGCCCGCATAGCTGCCCTGGAACGCCGCCGGGTTGGGGCCCATCATCCCGGTCTGCGGGTTCATCACGTAGTCCTGCGTCGCCGGGGGCGTCGAATTCAGCGTCGTGCCGGTCGGCTGTGCGGCCTGGGCGGCCTGGGACTGCGCCTGGGCGGCCAGGAACGACGGGATCGCCTGACCCTGGGCGTTGGTCGGCGTGCCGTAATAGCCCGCCATCGGGATCTGGCCCTGATATTCAAGGTAGGGGTTCTGACCGACGAGCCCCTGATACCCCTGAATATTCATGATGTCGGCAAGGGGATCGTCGCCGCTAGCCATAAAGGCCTCCTGTGGAATTCAGCGTCATGCCGGGCGTCTGCGGCGCCTGCTGCCCGGCCCCGGAGCCGTAGGGCGCGGCCCCCCAGGTCAAAGGCTGAGCCCCTTTGGCAAGCATCTGAGCGAAGAGCTGCTGATAGGCCGGGTTCTGCTGCGGCCGACCCATCGCCGCCGACATCGCCATCTGCTGCTGCAGCTGATTGCCCGCTTGTTGGTCCTGCTGCGTCGCCTGCGTTTTTTGCTGCTCGCCCATCTTGGCGAGGTCGTCCATCGTGCTCGGCTGACCAGCGTTGCTCTTGTTCAGGCTGGCGAGGACGTCGCTCGCGGTCGCTGGCGCAGGCGCGCCCGCAGTGCCCGCAGCAACCGTGTCGGAGCCGATGCCGCCATGACCCGGCGCCGCAGCGCCGACCGTGACCGGCGTCGCCTTGCCGCTCTTGAGGTACGCCTCGGCGTAAGCGTCGCCCTTCCAGGGTTGGAGGTTGAAACCCTTGCCACCGCCGTACATTACGTCGATGGCATACTTGCCGACGTCTTGCCATTGGTTGGGATTGAGCGGATCGAAGCCAGCCCGTTGCGCCTCCAAGCCCAGGCCGTTCCGCACGTTCATCTGGAAGTCGCCATAGCTATAAGGCTGGCCGGTCTGAGGACCGCTTCGATAGATGTCGACGTTGGAAGGCCCGAGGCCCGGCACCATCAACCCCTCGGCCTTGGCGATGCCGATGGCGACATTGGGATCCATGCCGGGGTATTTCTGCTGAATATACTGGCGATAGAAATCAGCCCGCTGCTGCGGCGTGGTCTGACGACGGTCAGTCGGGAAAGTCGTAGCTGCAGGAGCTGCGGCGGGAGGTGTCGCGCTCACAGAAACCACCGGCGCAGGCTTGCTGGCGAGCGAGACCCCGGTGGCGGGATTGTAAGTCGTCCCCGGCGCGTCGGACGCTCCCGAGTCGATTTTCTTGCGGAAATCCGCGTAGCTGGTCTCGCCAGCATAATCAGCCACCGAGCGCTCCCATCACGGTTGGAGGCTTGTAGAAAATCTGGGCGCCGATCGAAGTCGGGGTGAAGCCCTGCTTGACCAACCCGGGAGCCCACGGCGGCGCGCGATGGCCCGGCATGCTTTGAGGCCCGTAATAGAACGTCGCCCCGTGGCTCGGATCCGGAATGGCTCCGCTCTGCACTCCGTCGACGATCGCGCCGATCTTGGCGTAATCCGGATCCTTGGTCGTAAAATTGGCGCTCTGATCGCCCTGCTTGGACGGATCGTTCCAGGTCGAGAACTGATGATAGCCGGGCGCGCCCGCCGACTGGGTAACCACCGACGCCGGGGTGTCGCCGAAGCCTCCCGCCGCCATCCGGTTCATCACCACGTGGGCGATCGCGGCGCGCTCGGTTGGATCGGCGCTGGCCTCGCCGTGGATGGTGCGGATCATCGCGTCGCGCTGGCCCTCGTCCATCGGCATGCCCGGCATGCCCATCATCGATGGCATAAGCCCGCTGGTCGGAGCTGCGTTGGTCGCCTGCGCCGGGGGCAGCGAGTTCAGCGTGGTGCCCGTCGTCGGCGTCGTGCCCGGGCTCGGCGCGCCGGACGGCGTCGAAGCGGCGGCGCCCGGCGAACCGACAGTCCACCAGGGCGGGATTCCACCGGCGTTCGCCGGATCGCTGAGCCACGGATCGTTAGGCACCGAGCGCTCCAACGATGGGGGCGTTGATCCGCCGGGTGGGGGCGCGCGCCAGCGCGCCTCGGCCGACGCCGATCGGCTGCGTCGGCGGGGTGGCGTTCGGCGACAGCTTGCCCGGCGTCCCGCGGCCGAGCATGCCGATCGCCTTGGCGACGCCGGGCGAAGACGGCGGCGTCGAGAGCGCGTCGAGGGTCGGCATATGGACGGCGAGATGACCCTTGGTGGTCATCGGCCGGACCGCGTGCGGCGCGATCTTCATCACGTCCTCGGCCATCGGACCGACGACCTTGGGGTACGTCTTTGGGTCACCCTTGTATCGATAGGAGTAGATGCCGACGCCAGTCGGGTGCTTGCCGACCTTCTTGATGTCGGTCTTGAGCCTGCGATCGGAGCCGCCAAGGAAACTGGTGAGCCCCGACATCGCGCTGTTCGCGCCGCCGCTGAACAGCGAGCCGAGCATCTGCATGCCCGAGGTCGCGGCGCCGAAGGGGTTCGACTGGGTCTGAGTGGTGTCGGTGCTCGACGCCGACGAGCCCGAGGTCGCGGTGTTGTAGGGCGTCATGCCGAGCGAGGATTCCATAATCCCGAGCTGGCTCTGCGGGTAGCTGAACGCCTGCTGGAACTTGGCCATCTGAGCGTTGATGTCGTTTTGCTGCTGTTGCTGCTGCTGACCCCCGGCCGCGCTCAGCATGCCAAAATTGGCGAGGTTGTTCTGCATCTGCTGGCTGCCGAGGTTGCCAAGCCCCTGCGCCGCCTGATTGACCAGCCCTTCCTGACTGAGCCCGGCCGCTTGGTTCTGCGCCGCCGCGGTATTCTGCGCCGCGACGTCGGACTGAGCCGCCGTCTGGGCCTGCCCGAAGTTGGCTTGATTGAGCCCGGCCGCCATCTGGCCGATATTCAAGGCGCCTTGCGCCTGGGCGACGCCTTGTTGGATCCCCTGGCGCGAACCGCCGAAGGCGTTAGCCGAAGCGGCTTGGTCCTGAACCTGATTTTGCTGCAGCGCGTTCGACTGCTGCATCAACGGAATAGTGCTGTTGATAACCGATTGGGTGTAAGGATTCATATACGGACTTAAATTGGTATCTGACAGCTGCGCCGGGTTGATCTGCCCCGGGGCCTGGGCCATCGTGTTAAGGTAGCCCGCCTGGGCGGCGTTCTGCGCGGGCTGACCGACCGAGCCGCTGTTGGCCGCCATGTTCCACGCCTGCTGGGTTTGAGGCGCGACATCGGCGACCATTTGTCCTTGATATTGCTGTAAAGGCTGCGAAGCCACTTGTTGAGCGAGGCCATAATTGGCCTGACCGGCGTTTTGGACCCACTGCGGGATCTGGTTGACCGATTCCGAGGAGCTGTTGGTGTTCGAAGTGGTGTCTGTCGAGCCGCTCATCTACAGCTCCCGCTGATAGAGATACGCCGTGGTCTTGATCTTCCAGCCGTGCGTCCTCGCATCACGCAGCCACCCACGCCGACCATAAGCTTGCACCAGATCGACGTCATTACGTTCCGCGTATTGTAGAACTCGGTCATGCAGCGTCCGGCAGGCTTCGAGGTCGCCGAGCGCCACCAGGATCTCCAGCATCCGCTTTTTCGGGAAATCGGCGATCTTGGTCAGCGCCCAGGAATCGCCCTCGGCGAAGCTCTGAAAACGCCCCTCGGGAATCGCCGCGAGAATGTCGTCGAGCCCGTAGATGCCGCCCATCCGGTCGAGCGCGCGGGCGAGATGGCGCTCATAGACATGGGTCATGGCGGCCGGTTCCCGATCTGCCCGGTGCCGAGCGCTACCTGGGTGATGACGAAGTTGCCGCCCTGATTGACCTGCAGCATCCAGACTGTCGGCTGCGCCCCGGCTGGAGGGTTGTAGGCTTGGAACAGCACGCCATCGAGCGCGACATTGGCGTTCATCTTGGCGGCGAAGCCGCGGCGGCACCACAGCGAAAACTGATTGAGGTAATTGCTCAGCGAAACGCCGAGCGAAGGGTCGCTGGGGACCGGCGGCGGCGGCTGTGGCTGCGGCGGGGAAGGAACAGACGACATCAGCGATCTCCTCTGGGCGCCGAATCAACGAGGTGCTGGCCGACCGTCACCGGATTGACCGCCGGACCAGCGAGCGCGATTCTGAGCCGCATGTCGCGTCCGGTGGTGCGCAGGTCGACGTAACCGTTCGGGCGCACCGGCTGCGGCGCGGTTTGCAGCTCGATCACCGGGATCGCGTTGCCATTGGCGTCCGGCATCACCGACCGGCTGGTCTTGTAGAACAGGCTGTAAAGCAGGTTGAGGACGTCGCCGCTGACGTCGGGCTGGAGCTGCTTCAGCGTGGTCAGCTTGGCTCCGGAATTGAGGTTGAGGTCGAAGGTCTCGGCCCAGGGCAGCGGCACGTTGGCCGGATAGACATTGCTCGCCTCGTGCTCGTAGGCGAGCGTCCCATCAGCCATGATGGTGTTGACGGTATAGGCGGCGCGGATGCCCGCTGAGCGGGACATCTGCCCCATCGACCACCACCCCTCTTTATAGTTGTAGATTATGCATCGGGTGTTGTAGCCCTCGCCCGAGGCGTTGGTAGCTGGGCCCTGCGGGAAGAACCACCAGAACTCATTGAAATCGGCGACGTGCACCGCGCAGGCCTGCTCGCGCACGTTGAGGAGGTCGATGTCGTCATCGACCCATGGCCGCACCTTGCACGGGATCGGCGCCACCCACGCGCCGTTGTACGAGAACAGTCCCTGCTTGGAGAACCAGAGCGTCATGATCGTGGTCGAGACGACGCTGCACGGCGACCAGGGCGTGTCGTTCTTCGAAATCTCCACGTAATTGTAGATATAAGGGAGACCGGAAAAGGTGCTGATGTAGGAGCTGACGCCAGTCCAGAAGAGCACCCCGAGCGGCGTCGCCTTGGCGGTGACGATCGGCGAGGCGGGCTCGATGTCGAGGAAGCCTGCTTGGCTGACGACGTTGCCATAGTCCCAGGCCTGAAAATTTTCCTGGTCGCACCACGCGAACCTTCTGAACGACCCGCCTCCCACGGTGCCGTCGCCCTCGGTCCCGAACATCATCACAAAACGTTCTTGTGTAACAACGAATAGGCGACCTTGCGGGACCGGACCGCGGCCCGCATTGGGCTCAACCAGGGTGGCGATGTTGCCGAATCCGAGCAGGTCGTTGGCCGAGCCCGGATTGAGCGCGTTGGCGGTCAAAGTCAGTGTGGGACTGTCGTTCGGATAGGTTTCGACTGTCCCCACCGGACGCCCGGTCGTCTGATTGTAGACCGCCATGCCCGGAACGACGGAGCCGGGATTGAGGGTGAGCATCTGAATCGTGTTTTGATTGGTGCCCCACGGCGTATAGGCCTCGACGCTCGCCACCAGACCGGGCGAACCCTGGGTCGGATCCCACTGCAGCAGACGCCCATCCGGCGAGGTCATCGCCAGCAAAATCTGACCGAAATTGTCGAGGCTCCAGGCGCTCGGCATCTCGTTCATCGCCTGAATGGTGGAAACGTCGCGCGGCGTGCCGTAGGTGCCGTCCGAGTAATTGCCCTCGCCATACCCGCCCTGGCCGAACGACGCAGGCGGGGTCAGCGGGGGAACCGGCGAAATGTCGTAGAGCTGGCCGCCGACGTCGACATAGAGGTTGGCTTCGCACAAATATGCAATGTAATGCACGCTGCTCAAATCGTACCAGTCGTGGATCACCTTGCAGCGAGTGGCGAAAGCATAATTGTACTGCGCCTGCCCGCCGATTGGCGTCAATTGGCCCTCGACCCAGCGCATCAAATTGACTTCCGCCCAGTTGGACGAGCGCATCTGCTTGGTCGGCAGCGCGACCACCCCAGGCGGGATCTCAAGCGGTTTGAACTGAGTGCTCATTGATATCTGATAATAAAAGCGAGGGAGATGTAAGGCGGCATATTGTTGTGAGCGCCACCGCCGCCGGTGTTATAGTTGGATATGCTGGTTGCAGCATACTCAGTGTTCGGGATATTGGTGACGGCGGCCTGGATCTGAATGCCGGTCGCCGCGCCCGCGATATAGACGTTGTTGGCGCTCGCTCCGTCGCTGTTGCCAGCAGAAACGTTGCCCGGCGCATTGGTGACGCCATACGAAGCGCCCGAGCCCACGAACCGCATCAGGTTCGTGCCGTGCACGTGCGCATCCTGCGAAGCGCCATGCACGTGGGTTGGATCGCTGACGCCGTGGCCATGGCTGTAGGCGGCGACGACGTGAATATGCTGGGGGTCATAGACAGCGTGGGTGTGCACCGGCATCTCGGCCGCACTGAGAAGATGAGTCGTCTCGCCGCCGGTCGCGCCGATGTTGCCGCTCGGAACTGTGGCTCCAATCGGAAACTTCCCCTGCAGATTCGGCACCGCGCTCGACGTGCCCGCGACCGCGGCGGTGCCCGCGTTGAACGCATTGTTGAGGAGCGGCGCGAGCAGCGGAATGGCGCTGTTCTGATAGACCGTGCCGTCGCAGAGGAGCCAGTTGGTCGGGGGCGTCGCGCCGACGAACATCGTCACCGAGCCGATCGGCGCCGCGTTCCCGGCCGCCGCGGTCTCGTTGGCGTAGACCTGAGCGTCGATCAGATTGACGGTCGCGTTGAGCGTCGCGCCCCAGGTGGTCGGATCGCCTCCGACTTGTGGCAGAACCCAACCGTAGTTTGGCGTTAAGCTTTCAGCCAAGGGGAGCCTCCGGGCGCACATAGGCGGCTGGCTCATTGCCTTGTTCGAGCCACCACAGATATTCTTGGTAGTCGACGTTATCCTCATCGAACGGGATGAACGCGCCATCCTCGTCGCGGACGATGGTGTTTGGATCAGCGGTGAGCGTATAAGCCATGATCAAATCTCCGCAGTTAATGTTACGACTGCACTCGCATAAGCATAACCAAGAGAAGTCGCTGTTGCGTACGCCAAAAAATTATTCGTAGCCAAATTTGATACAGTATAAGCAGATGAATTTGTGTATGATTGACCAGAAACTGCCGCGGTTGGCGAGGCGCGCATAACTTGTGGATAGGTCTCTGCTCCATAAAAAAACGCGCCAGCTCCCTGCCAACAATTAAATGTATGAGAAAAACTCTGATAATACCGCTGACAATCGGCCAAAGTCTTCGCCATCGACTGCCGATTGAAGGGCGTGGCAATATTGCCAACCTCCAGCTTGATCCCACTGATGCTGAAAATCAGGCCGATCGTCGCTACCAGACTAACCGCTCCGGTCACGCCGACAAGATTGCCCGTCGTCCACGCGCCCGCCGCTCCGCGAAAATTCGCGCCCGAACCAAGGTCGAAAATCACGTGGAGCGCGCCGCCCGGGCCGCTCATCACCCAAGTCCCGGTGGTGTCGCCCGGAATATTGACAACAATCCTCGTTGCCACTCCCCCGGTCGGAATATTGAAAGTGAACGGATATGAGCGCGTTCCAGCATAGTTACGAAGTGATCCGCTGAACATTCCAATTTGATTTGACAGCACCCAGAATGACAAAGTCACAGGCCGCGCGTTCGTCGTTCCCCAAGCAAAGTCACCGATCATATCAGCTTCAATTGGCTGATAAAGTGCGAAATAATCGGCTGCAACTAGAGTGCGAGCTTGAAAAACCTGAAATCCCAAATTATAAGGAAATCCTGCAGCAACAAATTGTGCCGTATTTGACCCTCCATTATAATTTCGCCCCCAATTCAATATATTGCCAGCAACATTGGTTCCATAAAACCAACGATCAACCGTATAGACGCCTATCCCTGTTCCAGCCGCGCCGTTGTTTCTTTGGTCGATCCGCATGTCGCCGTTGATGATACGGTTGTCACCAAGCGGAACAACGGTTGGCGTCCAGGCGCTATTCTGGCGGCTGTAAAGCTGACCATCGGTCGGAGCTTCGCCGATGCCGCCCGCGTGGGCGTCGACATACTGCTTGGTCGCCGCCGCCAGCGGAACGATCGGGTCGTAGGGAAGAAACAGCGTGCCAGTCATCGACCCGCCAGCCAGCGGCACATAGCTCGCCAGGGCCGAAGCCGCCGCGCGGCTGGTGTCGGTAGGGTGGACGTGATCGCCGCGCGAGAAGGTCGTCGCGACGCCCGGCGCCGCAGTCCCGTCCATCACGGGCGGGGTCGAGGAGGGAAGCGGAACGCTGGTCGCCCAATCGGTGATGTCGTTGTGGGTCAGATGGACCCACGCGGCGCTCTTGCGCGCGTAGGAGGTGCCGTCGATCGGCGCATCGTCGATTCCGCCGCCGCCCCCGCCGCTGCCGGGATTGGCCCAGTACAGGATCCCCGAACCGTTAGTCGAAAGGACTTGCCCGGCCGCGCCGCCGTAGATCGCCAGATGGGTCAAATCAGCAAGGGCGAGCAGCCCGTTGACCGCCAGACCTCCCGCAATGGTGACGCCGGAGCCATTGAAAGTCGTGGAGCCATCCGCGCGCGCGATGGTCAGCCACGTCCCGAGAGGCGCGCCGGTCGTAGAATAAGCCTGGAGACTGAAATTCGCCCCGAGATTGTTCAACCCCTCGGTGGTTCCGTCACCCAGATTCAGCACCCAACGCATGACGTTGGAGGCCGAGCACAGAATAGCGCGAGGATTGTTGAGAGGGGCGTTCAGCACCAAGCTGTTCGGCCCCTGCACCGTCAGCACCTGATTGACGGTCAGACTGCCGGTGATGGTGCCGCCAGCCAGCGGAAGGTAGGCCGCCGCCGTCCAGGCGCCGTTCTGGCGCACGTAGTTGTTGCTATCCGGCGCGTCGACCTGAATCGCGTCGAGCTGCCAAATCGAATTGAACCGGCCGAATCGCTGGCCGGTGTTCGGCGCTTCCGGAATGTAAGTTTGCGGCAGGCGCTCCCAGGTCGCCATATACCGAGCATAGGTGTAGTTATCCATCGGCGCTTCAGGGATGCCGCCGCTGTGGTTATCGACGTAATCCTTGGTCGCCGCCCCCATCGCCGTCGTTGGATCCGCAGCGAGCGTCACCGGGGTGTTGAACCAGACGCTGCCGTCCGTCCCTGAAACTTCGAGCGGCGTCGATACCAGCTCGCCGCCCGCCCATTGCTGCAAGGCCACGTTCGGCGGGCTAGAGCCGTCATTGAGCGCCAATGACCAGATCAAAGAGCCGTTGGCGGCGTAGCTGATGCTGGCGCCCTCGGCACAGTTCAGGATGATGTTGCCGACCACCGAGAGGGTGCAGCCGCTCGACAGGCACCCGGCCTCCGGATTCCATTGGTCGGCCAGGGGCAGCTCGGGCGCGATCGGCGGCGCGGGCGCAGGAGGAGGCCCCGGGGTCCAGCCGTTCGACGGCGCAGGCCCTGGGGTCCAGGAATCGGTCACGGCACCGTCGCCGTCATCGAGGTCTTGAAGAGAGGGTTCTGTCCGCCCCCGGTTGGCACCGTCAAGAAATTCAACAGCTGATCGGTGGTGACTTGAGCGGTGTGGATCGTGTCCTGCGGCGCTATCGTCAATGATGGACAAACGCCAGTGCCGGTGGGCATGATCACTGTCGGCGCTAGACTAACCCCGTTGCTGCGCAACGTCACCGTTCTAGACGTTGTTGCGCTGATATCAGGACATTGCGCGGCAAGAAGATTACCCAAAGTCATTGCAATTGGCGCAGGATTTTGAAAGAATGCTTCGCTTGGATTGGCCCCATACCCTCCAGCGATCGGCGCATAATTGGTTGTCGAAGAATTGTTGAAAGATCCATTAAACACTAATGCTTCATCAGCTATTTCATGTTGCCACCGCAACCCAAACGACATCGTTATATTAGGAACAGCTGCTCCAGCCGGACATCCGGCGACATTACTTGGACAAATCTGCACTGAAATTGTATCTTCAGGCGCGACGCTGATCGCATGGGTCAAATCGGTGCATTTTGCACCAGTCGTACTGTTGCAGAGAGCGATGATGCCGGTCGGCGCGCCATTCTTAAACACCGTAAATTGAACACTATAAGTTGTCGGAACGCCACCAAGTGAAACATTCAAATGATCAATTACACCATTGGTCGGCATGATGACCGATGCTTGATACTCATTGACATAACCCGCTTGACCACTTGGACCAATATACGTAATTCCTGTTACTGAGATAAAATTGTTGGTGGCGCTGCCGAGCAAGCTTTCCTGACCATTCTGGCTAGTAAACAACCCAGAAATTGACATTGCCCCAGGCGTCGTCGGCAGTCCACCCGGCACAGTCGACTGCCATGCCAATATATCACCGGCATGAACATCAATACTATCAGTTCGATCCGTGCATCCTGTCGGAGTTCCAAGATTAGGACCACTGCCTACGCCGATGCTGCACTGCAGAGCTGTCGCCACTCCATTAACGCTAAGAGCAATCAAAAAATAGCTAGTCGCAACTGCAGTCTGATTATGAACAGTAAGACCAGAAACTGTACCAGCAATCGGAGTCGGAGCGCCCCTCAATGTTGGCACATTCCAATTTGCACCAAAGAAATTGATGCCATAGGTCGTGACAGCCAAGGGTATCGCAATAGTGTTGACCATCAGCGGCGTCACCATATTGGTGCTGCCTGCATTGGTCGCCGCAGCACAGAGCCGCCCCTGGGTATCCATCGTCAGCTGCTGAAGACCCGGACCCGCCTGCTCCAGCTCCCGGCCCGGCGTGCATGTCGGCACCACCAGCGCCTTGGACAGGCTCTGCGCGTGCGCTGCCGAGGTCGACAGCAGGAGGGCGAGAAGAAGCCGCTTCACTTCCGTGGTTCCTGTTGCTCTTGCTGCTGACGCTGCGGCGCGCCCTTCTCGACCACCGTCGCGGTAGTCGTCGCGCACAAATACCCCGAAGTGTTCATAGTCAGATTCTGCAGCGTGCCGATCGAGGCGCTATAGTTCGCGGTGCCGCAAGCGCTCACCACCCGCGCCTGACCCCACGCGGGCGTCGCGCCCAGAAAAAGCAGAAAAGCCAATTTCCACATGATCCTCACCCGAAAGTTGACGTCCTGATGCGCGTCCGCTTGAGGCGCGAGCCGCTCGCCTTCGACAGCCGATAGTTATCGTTGAGCTTGCCGATCATCTGATCGACCTGAGCGCCGATCAGCAGCGCCACCTGCTCCTCGCCCTGGGCGTGCAGATCCGCATTCATCAACGCGGCCATGAGATAGAGCCGCGGATATTTGGTGTAGATCCAAGAGCTGCCGGTGGTCGCCATCACCGGCACTTCCTGGAAGTACCAGATCTGATAGGGCACCCCCTCAACGTCGTCCGGCGGACCGCCGAAGGTGATCATCCGACCTTCAAGCGTATAAAAGCCATAGGTCAATTTGTCAGGCTGATGGAAGAATTGGTCGCGCGCCTTGTAGCGAATCGGCATCCAGCCGTTCGGGGTGTTGCCGTTGGCGACCGCAACGAACTCCATCTCCAGCCAATCGTCCGGCAATTCAGCACAGCGCAGGGTGACGACATTCGACGCCTGGGTGATCATCCTATCTACCCGAAGCTCAGCGTTAAATTTTTGCTCAGCCATGGCGACGAACTGGGCGAGGAGCGTCGGGCTCCAATCGGCGCGGTTCGCCCATTCGGCGATCGCCGCACAAAGAGTGTCGTAGTCGCTCATCGGAGCACCCCGAGCAGCCAGAGGATCACGAGAATGACGAGCAGCGTGCCGATCACCCCGACGCCGCCGGTCCCGTAGCCATAGCCGTACTGCCAGGGCGCGCCGAAGCGCGGGCCTCCAACGCCGCCGAACAGCACGAGCACGAGCACGATGATCAGAACGATGCCGAGCGGGCTCATTTTGGGGGCTCCCTGGGCCGACCGAGCCAATAGGCGATGACCGCGCCGAACGCCGCCACCAGCCCTCCCGCCACCGCGGCCGTGATCTCATCGTTCGGAATGGTGAAAAACAGGCTGAACACCACGGCGCTGATGAACGCCAACACCACCAGGAGCGAAATCGTCAGGACGCCGCCGCTCGGATCGAACCGCGCCGCCATGAACACCAAAATCGCCACGGCGATCACCTCGCCGCAAACCGTCATCGCAACCGGATAATCGCTGAGCTTCGGCGTCGGAGGGGGGATGACGAGATCGGCGAGGGTCATGTCTTTCTCAGCGCCGCCTTGAACTTGCGATAATAACCAGCGATCAAGTCGGCCCGATCGAGCCCGTTGACAACCTTCCGAGCGTTAACCGGATCTTCGGTAGTGCCATTGAAATACTTTGATAGTCCAACTCCGGTGAACCATCCGTATACCATCCCATCATAAGACACCAGCGCTGAAACCTCACTCCCAAGCATCTTGTGCGGTTCTTTGTGGATAGTATGAGTAACATCATATCTCTCCTTCAAATACTTTTCGGCCTTCTTATAATTATCCTCCCAGGTAAGCTGGACATGGCCACGCCCGTAATACTTCTGATTGTAGGGTCCGGCGGGCTGGCCATACTTCTGGCCTGCGCCCTTGCCGTACTCCTCGATCGGCTGCATCCGCTCGGCGGTCTCGTGAAAGAAGGTGGCGAGGCAATAGGCCAGCCAGTTGGTGCCGTCGCGCGGATTGCCTTGCTCGAAATGGCGCTCCCAGGTCTCCAGGAGATAGTTCATCCCGTCGACCTGATCCTGGGTCAGCGTGCCGCGAAACAGGCTGGCTCGCACCCCGTCAAAGAACACCTTCCGATCGTAGGGCATCAGACTTGTCCTCGCCAAACCCTCCAGGGCGTCGCCTCTGGACCGTTGAGCCACTTCTTGAAGGCGTCTTCGTCGTAGTAAATTCCGCGGTGGATCAGGTCCTCGACGATGAACAGCGGCAAGGTCGCAACCTTCTTGTTGTAACCGTGCCGCATGGTCTCGCGATCGCGCTTGATCCCTTCGAGAATCGGCTCGATGTCCGACGTCGTCTGGATCGTAAATCGATTGGGATCGTCCGGATCATAGATGACCGTCCGGGCGACCCCGTCTTGCGCGTAATAGCGCCGCTTGCGCTCGCCCACTTACGCAGTGATGCCGTTAAACAAGATGTGGGCGAGGCTGTTGCGCATCTCGACGCCCCACTCGACGATGATCATCCGGGTCTCGGCGTCGCCGGTCCGCGCCATCAAGTATTGCCTGAAAGCTCGGAAGAAGCTGACCGCGACATAGTCCGGATCGAGCAAAAGTCCGACGTCTGGCGGCGTCCAGCGCGACGGGATGCATTTGACGCGCCCGAAATCGGTCGCCAGCACATCGACTGTGCTCACCACCTCAGTCTTGCCGACAAGCACTTGCGTAGTCGATCGACCAATAAAGGTCGAAACTGTACGCTTAGGCCCAGGGGGCACAACCCAGAGTGTCGGTGAAGCACCATTGGTATACGCTAATTGCATAGCGTCTCCCAACATCTGTTCTGTTAGCTGCACCGGCGCGGCAGGCGTCGGAAACAACCCGGTCTGGGTCGTCGGCAGACCAGTGACGACGGTCCCAGGCGCCACCGCGCCCGCCGCTACGCCAAGCTTGGTCACCGCGCGCGCCAGCCAATGCGAGATCGCCTCAGTCGAGCGAGCGGTAGGGGTAGTATTGTTGCCGTCATTTCGCGCCTGACGGCCGCACATCGCAGTTTCCATGTCCGACTTTAGCACCTTAGAGGCCATAGCCATTTGGTGCGCCATCTCGGAACCTTTACCAGCCGCATCGGACTCTTCCTGCGAGCCAGAGACAGTGGCGTTGCGCTGTGAGATCTGAGTACAGTTATTGAGACGAATAGTCGGCTGCGCTGGCGCGTTGACGAGCGAAAAGCCTTCCAGCTGGGCGTTGGCGTTCGGATCGAGCGCGCCGGTGCCCGGCACGGTCGTCGGAGCCACGAGCGGCAGAAATTCCGTCTGCCAATCGTAGATCCTATTTTTCACATTCCTACGCCGTGATGCACTCATCACCGGCGTATCGAACGGATCTATGTTGTAGATAGCATTGGACAAATCTTCTCTGTTGCCCACCGCCGCATAGGTGGTGAAGGCATTGGTTACGACGGGCATGGGTCTCCCCGGGGGTTAGAGCAATCTCCGAAACACTTCTGTGGTCGCATCAAGCGATCCACTGCTCGCCTGTCGGCGAAGTGCGTCGTCGAGGCCCTTCCGGGTTGCATTCCCACTGAGGGGGGTAGCCGCGCCTGGAGTTAGCGTCCGACCTTTGCCGGGGATCACAGCCCTTGGTCTCGTGGCTGCGGTCATCCGATCATACTTGCTCGCCTTGCGCAGGACGGTAAGCATCCTGGGGTCATAGACCGTGGCGACTTCGTATTCCGTAAAACCAGCCGCTGCGGCGGTCCGCCGCATCGACTTCAACTCCTTCTGCAGAGTCGCCTCGTCAGGGATTTTGTTGTCCATGACGAATTTCGAAAAGCCATCGACAGCGTAGCGTTCGACGCGCCGGGCTTCCTCTTGAGCGTTGAAGGCCTCGTACTGAGCCCGCTGCTGCCGCGATTGGGCGAGCTTGCTGTAGAGAGCCGCGAAAATCTTCTGATGGTTGTGCGCCGCCCCTGGATCGCGGGCGAATTCCTGATCCCAGTTGGGCTCGGCGGGGATCATCGCCTGCATGTCCTGCTCGTAGTCCTGCCGGGCCTTGATCAGGTGCTGCCAATTCTGCCGAAGGCGCTGCGCCTCGGCGTCGACCCCGGTCTTTTCCTGATTGATTTGCTGCAGACGCTTGTGGAAGGTCTCCTGGCGGATATAGCCGCGCAGCGCCTCGACCAGCGAAACATGCTGGGTCTCGCCCTCGACGGTTACCTCGTATTTTTCACCGTCGTCTTCGGCTGGCGTTTCATCGACGGGCTCGTCGTCGAGCAGCTCGTCGCCTTGCTCTGTCTCGGTCGGCTCGTGTCGGTCGTCGGCGGGGGTCCGGCGTAAGTTCTGGACGTCCTGAGCTGCTCGCCGCCCTTGCCTCTCGTCAAGCCTGCCATCTGCGACCTCCTGTTCGATCTCGCGCAACCGCTCGTTATCGCCGCCGTCGCTGGTGTCGCCGGTCAGCGGATCGCCTTCAAGCGACCGGGTGGCGAACATCGGTTGAGGCTTGTCTTCAGTGGCGACGAATCTCCCCGCCTGATCACGCGGCGCGATCTGGGGCGACAGCTCCTTGGCAAAAGCATCTCTCGCTTGTTCGAGACCCTCAGGCACTCTTCATCGCCATCTTCTGCGCGTTGACGTAGGATTGCAGTTGCAGCGGAATGTCTTCCAAAGCCTTGAGCTTTGCAACCAGCATATCCTGCTTGCGCGCCGTCTCCTCGTTCATCAGCTCGCCGAACCACTGCTTGCGAAGATCGATGATCGCCTTCATGAAGATCCGATCGTCGAGCAAAGCCTGGGCGGCGGCAGCGTCGGCCTTGCGTAATTCCGGCGAGATGCGCGCCATCTCGGTCATGCGGCGGGCCTCGGCCTCATCTTCACCACCCGCTGCTGATTGGCCAGCGTCGCCGCAGTGGTCAGCTCGTCATGATCCCGATCGAGCGCGTTCTCTCGGGATTCGTGCTCGTTGTCGTCGACCCCGGCGAGCGCCCCTACCACCGTCTTGGCGTGCTGCACCGCATGGCCGGTCATCGCCTGATGGTGCTGGGCCGCCATCTGGGTCATCGCCTGGACGTGGCCCGAGTGAACCTGGGCCATTTTCTGCATGTGCTGGCTGGCGAGCTGCGCCGCCTTGAGCTGCGCGTCGTTCTGCGCCTGCTGATGCTGCTGCCGCTGGGCGTCGGCGTCGTTCTGAGCCCCCGCCATGTTGATCTGGTTCTCGACGTCGTTCTGATCGCTGTCGGACTGATCCTTCATCAACTGGCTGCCAAGCGCGCCGAGCTTGGTAATGTGGTCGACGTCGACCTTGCGGCCCTCGATCATCAGCTTGTTCTGATCGTAGAAGGTGCGCTCGGCGAGATCCTGCTGCTTGAACTGATGTTCGAGCTGCATCTTCTGCCGATCAATGTCCTGCTGGCCGACCGCTTTGGCGGTCTCGGAGCGAACCTTCTCCAGCATCGCCTGAGCCTGCATCGCCGCCGGGTCAGGCTGCTTCGGCGCATTCATGATCGCCGCCATCTGCTGCGGCGTCGGCGTCTTGAAGTAGCGGCCGACGTTCTTCACATTCGCCAAGGCGAGCATGTCGGTGATGGTGTTCAAGAGTTCAGGAATGCCGCAGACCGGATTGTTCATCCCGTAGGTGGTGACGATCAGCTGCTGGTCCTGCTTGATCTGGTTGAGCGCCAGCATCCGCACCAGATCCGAACCCTTGCCGAGGTTAGCGTTGACCTCAACCGCCATCGAGGCGTCGAAGGTGCCGGTGTCGTAAGGCACGAACTTGCCGCGAATCTTCAGCGTCCGCTGCTGATTCGGGTTCTCGCAGCACTCGTTGTAGAGCCCGGAGAACAAATCGCGGAAGCCGGTCTCGCACAAGATCCGCGCCATCATCTCGATGCGCTCTTGCGCGCCGTTGATGATCGCCTCGACGCCGAGCTGGGTGGAGCTTTGCAAGGCCTTCGGGTCGAGCCCGCGCGCCGCGTCGGTGAGACCAGTGCGTTTGGCGAGCGTCGCGTCGAGCGCCTGCACCACCGGCAGCGCCTGCTGGCCAACGAACGGCAGATTGGTGAACATCACCGAATCTTTGGGATTGCCGCGGGTGCGGATGACGGCGCCGAGATCGTCGTTGAGCGCGTCGTCGACGGTGACGGTCAGCTCGTTGATCACGGTCTTGGGGTTGATCGACTCGGCGAGCGAGTCGAGCACCCCGCGCATCATGTTGGTCTTGATCCTCTGGATGTCCTCAACGTAGTCGGCCAGCGAGTCGCCGACGATGGTGTGAGAGATGGGATCCGGGGAGAAGAGGGCGAATTTGATCCGGTTGGCCTCTTCGTCAACCACGATTTCATGGACTTCGCCCATCGTGCAAATGTGGCGCAGTTCCGGCACCCCATCGCCGTCTTTGTCGATCCGGATGTACCATTCGCCATAGAGCACTCCGTCACCGACGCGGGTCGACATATACCTGCCAGGGTTGCGGAGCTGGCTCTCCATGGTGAACTCTTGGATCTGCTGCGACTGGATGTACTGCATGCAGAGTTCGCGGTCGTAGCCCATGGCGATCATCTGATCGACCGGCACCACCCGCTCATGGCCGACGATGCGGCTCTCTCGAAACGTGCGGGCGTAACGATCGAGCCGCATCTCCTCTGGAGGGACGCCAGAGATCTTGATCACCGGCTTCTTGACCTCGTACTCAAAGGTCACGTGCTTGTAGAACACCGGCGGTGGGGCTGGCGGGACCGCAGGCAACTGCGGAGACGGCGCGCCAGCAAGCGGGCCCGGGGGCGGGGCGGGCGGCGGTCCTGGCGTTAGCGGCGGCCCCGCGCCCTGCGCCGGTTGCGCAGGCGATCCAGCCATCGGTCCTGACGGCGAACCCGGAGGCGCACCAGGGGGTCCAACGGAAGGTCCGGGCGGTAAATTACCCGGTGAAGGCGGCGATAGAGATGGCGGTGGACCCATAGGGAGCGGGATTGGTGGCGGCGCAGCCATGGGTGCGCGTTGTGGCTTGCCAACATCGATGATCCTCGCGGTCGGATCCTCGGCCAGCACCATCTGAATCTGGTCGCGGGTAATATTGAGGAAAGTCTTGCGCTTCTTTTCCTTGTGGTCGTCCGTCCACCATTTGATAAAACCAGTTTTTACAGTGAGGGCGTCTTTAAAAGCGCCGTATAGAATAAGAAAACCCGGATTGTCGTTCCAGAAAGTATAGTTGACGTAATCGGTCGCCTGCTCGGCCTCGTCGACCTCTTCTTGACTCCTGGGGACAAGACTGACCGGGTTCTCAGTCGCGCCAAATAAACGCACGAGGCTCGGAAGCGTCAGCATCACCGCATCGCGGACGTCGGTCGAGACGTAAGTCGATCGATTGACGCTCTCGCTGTCGTAACCGAGGATCTCTTCGTAGGTCGCAGTCGGATCCTCGACGATCATCGTGTCGGAATAAGGCGAACCGTTGGGATTGAGAGAGGGTTTGAGGCCATAGTAATACAACTGGCTCTCGTTGCGATCTCTTGCTAATACGCTTCCTTCATAATCACGACTATCATTGATCATCGCTTGGATGAATTGCTCATAGCTTTGCGGATCTAAAGGGTCATAGGCTGAGGTGTTCGCGTTGCTCGAGTCCTTGAAACTAGCGGCAAATATACGTTCAAGAGCCATGATTTTTACTTCCTATAACGCTTTGCGTTACGTTCATCACGGCACTCTATACATCCACCTTTTACAAGAAATTTCCCAGTATGGCCCTTTCTGCATGGTTTATCTGAATAATAAAACTTTTCCCCCCTCACCAAAGCTTCATAACGCGCTTTTCGCATACGAGTGCGCGCTTCAGGCGTCTTATTCCAATTTCCAAGTCGAGTTCTTTCCGATCGCGCTTCCGGTGAAACCTTCAGCAATCCACGTCGTGTTCTTTCCACGCGCTTTTCAGGCGCAATATCCAGCTGATTTTCACGGTTGGTCGCCCAGCGCAAATGTTGAGGCGCAACGCAAAGACCGCCGATGCATCCTTGCGGCGCGTGGGCTGCCTGATGTTTCGGCGTTGGCGGCGATCCGTGCGCTTCAGTGCAAACTACGCGCGAAACCAACGCAACTTTGTTCCCGGCAACCCCAACCATTGGACGTCCGTGGCTTCCAATAGCGGCCGTCCACAGAAGACAGCCCGTCTCCGGAACCGGCGTCCATTTATCCTCGTGCGCATCGAGGAACATTAGCGCGGCCGCGGCGTCGCGCTCGGCTTGCCACACGGACGGCCGCCGGTCGGCCGCATCGGCATCGACGTCGTCTGATGGGACGGCTTCCAGTCGGGCGGCTTCGGCTTGACCCCTTGCGGACCTTGCCGGGCCAGCCGCGGCGTCAGCGGACCAGAGAGTTTCATCGGTTGAGGACCTTCAGTTCGTGGACGCAGGCCTTGGCGAAGCTGGCAACCGCCTGCCACGATTCGGCGGGCTGGTGGGTGCGGACAAGGCGGCCGATCGAGAAGATGGCGATCCGCTCGATCGCGATCATCAGCTCCAACGGCTCGTTCATCTCGGCCAGCAAGTCTAGATTTCGGGCGGGAGCAGGCTCACCCTGAAATGCCGACATTCCCGGGCGTTGTGCGGCACCGCCGGGGTCCGCGTATGGGTCAATTGTCGCGCCTTCCGGCAATAGGCCGGGCGCAGCATCGTCCCGATCCGGTGACGTCCCAGGCTGTTCCCCCAAAACTGACACTCCCTGCAGGTGTGAGTTCCATTGGGGAGGGCAAAGTGAGCTTGGCCCGGGTGCGTGTCAAGGATGTGTTCGGGGGTTCCGGCGAGATGGGGAGAGCCGACCATCAGACGAGGCCCCTAAGCCGACGACGGAGGCGCTGACCGGCAAGACCGCTGGAGAGAGATCCGCCAGCGATGAGGGGAAGACCGACGCAGCCGGTGCGGAAGGCGTCGGCTGCGTCTTCGGCCTCATCGGGCACTGCCGCGCCGCTTTTGCCGCGTCGGTAAGAGCGCAGCCGGGCGAGGCCCTTGCGGGTGGCGCTCTCGTCGAACCAGCTTATTCCGAGGATCCCCCTGGAGGCCGAGATGCCGTCCTCGGTCGAATGGTTGGGCACGGTGATGATCGGCTCGCTGAGCAGGCTGGTGAGTTCATGGCGGCGGCTCTTGCCGGTGGAGAGTTCGCGCACCTCGACGTCGTGCGGCAAGAGGTGGGCGCGGTAGGAATAGCCGTGGGTCTGGGCCTTCAGGGCGAGCAGCTCGGCGTAATAGGAGAGGTTCTTGCCGCGGCCCTCGATGTAATCGATCCAGTGGATCTCCCGTCCCGCGACCTGAAAGCTCCAGATCACCTGGAGATGGCGCATGCCGAGATCCCAGGACGTGATCACGCCCGTAGAGAGGTCCGGGCTGACTTTGCACACCCGGTTCTGCTGCTGCAAGATGTTCAGCTGCTCGACGTAATACGCGCCCTCGACCGGCGCGTCGAAGCTGTTCAGCATCTCGCGGGCGAACTCGTCCGGAGACATATCCTGGCGCATCTCCTCGACCTCGTCGGGAGAGAGCGCGTCGGAGCCGGTGTCGGTGATCTTGATGTCGAAGATGTCCCAGCCAGGATCGCCTTCGCTGCGGACCATCAGCTGATGGAAGTGATCATCGCCAGCGGAGGTGCCCGACACAATCGCAAATCCGCGGTAGTCTGCAAGGCAAGGTCGAACCACCGAGGTGAAGGCCCGCGGGGCAAGTAAGGGATATTCATCGAGGACCGCTCCATCCAGGTAGATCCCGCGCATCCGCTCATAAGCCAGGGCCCCGCCGTAGAGACGGATGGTGGCGCCGCGGGGGAAGCGGACGGTAAGCTCGCCTTCGAGGTAGGAAATGCCCGGGACATTGGCAGTGAACTCCTTCAGATAAGCCCAGCAGAGGTCCTTGGTCTGGTCGAACGAGGGGCCGATGTAGGCGTATCTTGGCGGCGGGGTGACCCGGGGGTTGCCGAGCGCGGCGCGAATGAGCTGGTTCACCAGCGCGACGGTCTTCCCGGCGCGCCGGTGGGCGACGACGAACTTCCACCGCTTCGGGCTATCGTGCACCGGGCGAAAATGGGGACGCGGCTTATAGGGGAGGACGACGGTCTCGTCGGGTTGGATCATCGTAGCCAGCGCTGCAAGCCGATGATGGCGAAGAACAGCGCTACAGCGATGACGGGGCCTGAAAGCAAGCCCGCAGCGAACCAAACAGGGTCAAGCGTCATCGTTGGGGTCCGGGTCCTGGTCAGTCCGCCAGCGGTAGGTGATGGTGCGGGCCTGATCAGTCAGGGTAAGGGTGGTGGACTGGGTGGGCTGGGCGGGGGCAGGGCTAAAGGGATGACCGATCGCGGCGCGCGAGGCGAGAATGTTCTTCGCCCCCCATTCCTGCCTGCGGGCGTCGGGAGCGTCCAGGGCCTCGATGTATTTTCCAGCGGAACGATCGACCGCAAGCCCATATTGCTCGGTCTGGATGCGCTGCAGGCGCGGGCTCTGCTGGATCAGGCGGCGAAGACGGACGTCCGGAACCTTGAGCAGCGCAGAGGCCTGTTGCAACACGCCCTTGGCGAGATAGAGAGCGGTTGCTGCCTCATCCGCGTCGATGGGCAAGGTCGGTGGACGCTCATCCCACGGATAGAATGGCAGCGGTGAATATTCGTCAGCGTCCGAGAGGGCGTGCGGATCGACCAAGTGGAGATGTGGTACGTCTGCCATTTGTGATTTAATTTTCCACGTCCATAGCCTGACTACCACCCCGGGGCCAGTCCCCTCAAGGTAGGGGCCTGCCGGGGGCCTCGACGACGATCTCAATAGGCGTTTCACACAAGGGAACTGTCCCCTACTGGTTGCTCATGCTGTTTCACAGCATGAGCAAGATGGTTGAAGCGCGCTTCGTTCCTGCGTTGTGCCCCTGATAGGCTATCAGGGGATCGTTGTCGCTAACCCATTGATATCATTGATGTGAAGCGCCAGGTCAAGCGCGCGGGGTAGCACTAGGGTACCACACACATCTCGTTTCTGAAAACCATGTTCACACATCAAAAAACTCATATTTCTCTAGCTCTCGCCCCTTGATAAGGACGATGAGATAGACTAAATTAGCGCCCATGGGCGATTCTGCCCATTGGAGATGACCCAATGAAACCACAAATTAATGGTGTTGTGCTCTGGCAAGGCGCGAGCTTGATCGATGGCGCGCCGATCGTGGTGATTGCGACCGGAATCGCTGGCAAGTCAAAAAACGCCAAAACCGGCAATATGGTCCAAACCTGGATCATGCGTTCAGACATCGCGCCACACCTCGCGGTCAAGTCTGGCCAGGACGTTTCGGTCTGTGGCGACTGCAATCTCAGACCATCGCACTACAAAGCCCGCGGCAAAAAGCGCCCCTGCTACGTCAAGACGTTTCAGGCGCCCAATTGGGTGTACCGCAGTTTCCATCGGGGCATTTATCCGACCGTAAGCCCGGACGAGGGGCGCCGCTTGCTCGCCGGAAAGAAACTGCGTTTGGGGAGCTATGGCAATCCTTCGGCCGCGCCAATCGAGATGTGGCGCGAGGTTTCGGCCGATTGCTCAGGCCATACGGGCTATGTCCACAATTGGCGCACTGCCCCGCATGCATGGTCTGAGCTTGTCATGGCGAGCGTTGAAACGGTTTTGGAAGGTGTGGAAGCCCGCAAGCTTGGCTATCGCCTGTTCCGGGTTCGGGATGGAAACGACGCTTTGCAGCCGCGCGAGATCTCGTGCCCCGCGTCAAAAGAGGCGGGTTTCAAAACCACATGCGCCAGCTGCGTCGCATGCGGCGGTAACAGCGCTAAGGCAAAAGTCGATATTGCCATTATGGCGCACTAGCTATTACCGTGCATTTCCACCCGATACGTAAAACTAAAATTTCGGAAACCCTACACACATGCGCGCGCGCGAGGGTGCACTGCAGCATTGACAGTGTTCACTCGCGTGCGCGTGCGCGCGGGGATATTAGAAAATATAGTTTTACAGACTAACGAATATGCGGCTATATTCATTTGGCCAACTTTGACCAAGGCCAAAAAATGTCAAAAGCCACTGAAGCCCTCGGAACCCTCTTGGAAGGCCTCCCCCAACCGCGGCCGCCGAGCCTTTCCTTTCCCCAACGCTGCGCAGCCTATTACGCCTTGCGGCGCCGCTTCCCCCAAACCATCGTCGCTCAGGCCTTCGCCGTCACTCAGGGCACGATCTCAGCCCTCGCGCGCGCCAGCCCGACCGGCAAATACCACAAAGTCGCCGAAGAATATCGCGACCTCGGCCATGACGCCTTCGGCGACAAATATTTCACCGACGACCATCTGGTCCTGATCCAGAAATACCGGCTCAAACTGTTAACCGATCGGCCGCGCGAGCAGCCCTCCACCTTCAAACTGGAGGGCGAGCCCGGCGAGACGGTCGTCATCAGGCTCGCATGGCGCCCCGCAGGCGACATCAACCCGGAGACCGACGAGCCCGAGCCCGCAGGCTGGTCATGGGGGCGCGCCGACGCCGCCAGCCCGCGCGAAGGCCGCTATCCGACCAAAACCCAAGCCCACAACGCCGCCCTGCGCGCCTTCGGCTACGAAGTCCGCAAAGTCGGGAGGCCGCGCAAATGACCCCCGATCTGCGCGACCTCGTCGAAAAAGATCTGGAGACCGCGATTCGCATGGTCGATGGCGAAGACCGCGGCGCCGTGATCCTCGCCCTGATGCTCGGCCGCATCGCGCGCCAACTGGAGCGCATCGCCAAAGCGCTCGAAAACGCCCAAATCCTAGAAAAAAAGCCCGAACCGCCCTCTTGCTAAGGACTCTGAGATAGACTAAATATGTGACCAGCGGACACGGTCCGCCAAACCGGAGATGACCCGAAATGAAAACGCAGGAACAAGACACCGCGGAGGCCCTGATCGAAGACCGCGGCCTCGCCAACGCCCGCGACTGGGCGAATCATTGCGCGATCCGCGACACTAGCGGCTTCTGGCGCAAGGTGCTCGACATCATCGACGCGGAGGCGCGCCGATGAACCGCTACTTCAAAGCCACGGACGGCCGTTTCACCGTCTACCGATCGAGCGCCACCCGCGTCTATGCGGCGGCCTGGATCCGGCCCGGTCCCGAACGCGCCCAGGCGTTCGGGTTCGCGGCCAAGCTCGCGCCCCTGTCGCCCCTCCCGGCGATCGAAATCTCGAAGCCCGAATATCAGGCTCTGGTGGCGCGCAAGGCCGAGCGCATCGCGGCCTACATCGCCGCGCGCGCCGCGGCCGGGAACCCGGTCTATCAAGGCTATGACGGCGCCGCCCCCGGCGACAGCTGGGTGTTCAACGAGGCGCTGGCGTGACCCCGCTCAACGACGTCGCCCGCTTCGCCCAGGCGGGCAACGCCACCTTCACGCTCCGGTCTAAGAAAACAGGCGGGCGTTTCACCTATCGGGTGCGCCAGAGCGAGGATGACGCCTCGTTCTTTTTCGTCCAGCTGCTCACCGGGCCGGACAACACCGCGGACTACGCCTACCTCGGGGTGATCCGCCGCGGCGTCTATTTCCACGGCAAAAAGAGCCGCATCACCCGCGACGCGCCCTCCAACAAGGCGTTCGAATGGTTCTGGCGCATGCTCGCCGCCAGCGAGCTGCCGCTCGACCAAGTCGAAGTCTTCCACTGCGGACGCTGCGGACGCTGCGGCCGTCCTCTCACCGTGCCCGAGTCGGTCGCATCCGGCTTTGGCCCAGACTGCATAGGGAAACTTTGATGGCTGAAGGTAATTCCACTGCGTTCACGATGATCGTCGCCCTGGCGATTATCGCCTTCGTGCTGATCATGGCGGTGGCGTGATGGATTTCGATTTCACCACTGACGGCTCGATCGGCCTGCTCACCCCGCTTACTCCCGCGGCGCATGACTGGGCCGACGAGCACCTACCCGAGGACCGCATGCTCTGGGGCAAACACTCGATCGTGGTCGAGCCCCGCTATATCGGGGCGATCCTCGAAGGCATCGCCGACGACGGCCTGACGGTGCGCGGATGATCGTCTGGACTCTGGTCCATCCCGACATGCGGCCCGAGCACCTCGGGTTCCTGCCCTCGTTCTTGAGCGAGAAGGACCCGAGGCCCGCGCGCGAGCAGATCGCTGCGAATTACGCTCACGGCGGCGGTTGGAACCCGATGAAGGGCTTCCGCTACACCCCGCGGCCGATGAAGGATCCGCGGCTGTGGATGCTCGGCGTGCTGAAATATCCCGGCGATCCGCCGCTCGTTCCGCGCGCCATGGCCTTGCTGCGCAAGGAACGGCTGATCCTCTACGACCACGATTTTCTGATGATCCTGCAGGACGATGACAGCTACGAGGTGTCCCGTGTCGATTGAAACTGAGATTGCGTTCTCCATCAACTCGCTGGCCAACAGCTACGAGCATTACTTTGGCAAGAGGAAGCCCATGGTCAGCTACAAGCCCGAAGTTAAGACCTCCTCGATCGAGGACTGGGCGGGCAACGCCTGCCGGTTCGCCACCCGCAAAGAGGCCGAAGAATACGTCTTTGACCTTTCGATGCGCTGGACCAGCGTGAGGGAATTCCGGGTGGTCGAGAGCGACGACCCGGTCAGCTGTGTCTGGGAATTGGCTGGCGTGCGGTTTCTCCGATGATCGATGACGCCAAGCTTCGATGGCTGCTCGGTATCGTCGGCAACGGCGGCGTCACCAGCGACATGGCCGTGGAGCTGATCGAGGAGCTGATCAAGGCGCGGACGCAGAATAAACGTCTGCAGACGACCATCAACCGAATGCAGGTAAAAGCCAACGCGCGCCTGCCGCACAACTTGGGAGACAAGTGATGGCGAACGATTGGGCTCGCCGGTTCGGCAAGGCTCGCGCTGCGAAAGACCGAGCGATCCTCAAAGAGGCCGAGAACTGGAATCCGGACACGGCGCCGGTGCATCAGATCGACGAGCCGATGCGTCAGCGCATCATCGAGGCTACCGAGCGCGAGCGCATCGCCCGCGCCTTCGGCCGACCGAAGGACGTCTGGCAATGAGAACCGAAGAACAGCGCGACAAGGACCGCAAGCTCACCCCGACCCACGAAACCCGCATCGCGCAGGAGCTATGGCGCACGATCGACGACGCGGTCGACCGCATCGTCGCGGCGATCGAGGCCGCGGCGGAAAGGATCAGTGATGCCCGAAAGCGCTGATTGGCTGGCCGAGAAGGCCCGGCACGACCGTTTCCTGGCGACCGAGCTGGGCAAGACCTACGCCGCCTTCACCAAGGCGATCATCGACTATTGGCGACACGACGGCGACGAGTCGGTGTCGGTCGTCAAGCTCAAGGCGCTCGATGAGGTCTACCGCGAGAAACAGAAGGAATTCGTCCGCAAGCTGATGGATGTGGCCGGGCTATGAATCTGCACCCATGGGGCGACGTGCTCGCCAACGCCGAGCGCAAAATAGGCCAAGGCTGGAGCATCTATCAGCAATGGAACTGCGAGCATTGCGGCGCAAAGCAGACCATGCCGGACAAGAACATCTTCTATCTTCGCGGCAAATGCGAAGAGTGCGGCAAAGAAACCGACATCAAAAAGAATGGCCATAACTTCATGGCGACGGGCAGTCACCCATCGGCCATCGAACAATTACTGAAGGATGTAAAACCATGAACGAAGATTCGGCCGAGGAGATCGAGCGCTGCGAGCAGCTCAAGGCGCTCGGAATCCGCCCGGAGGAGATCCAGGTTCACCCCGATCTGGCGGGCTCGTGGTATGGTTGGAGCGCTACGGTCGGCGATTACGACCTGGGCGCTCGGGTCGGGACTGGCAAGACGCCGGACGCCGCGATCGACGACCTGATCGATCAGTTGGGTTGACCGTAAGGACTGTGAACCTTATATCGGAACGACCATGACCATCGCTCTCGACCATAGCCTCATCCAGCGCGTGAAGCGCGCGCCGCGGGGCCCTGAACTGACCTATTCGCAGCGCTTGGCGCTGAACGTCCTATGGCGCCGCAAGGTGCGGATGGACCTGCTCGTCAAGCTGTTCAAAAAGTGCAAGAACACCATTTACCACAACTGCCTGACGGGCGACGCCGCCTCCTATCCGACCACCCCGGAAAGCAACACCGCGCGCCTCGTCAACGCTGAGATCGACCGGATCGGGCTCGACGAGGCCGAGCGGCTCTATGTCTCGGACGAGATCAAGCAGGCGATCAACGAGGACAACGCCCGCATCGCGGTCGAGCAGGAGCGCAAGCATCAGGCGCAGCTGGCGCGTCGGCGGGCTCGCCACGCGGCGAAGCGTCGATGACGTGGATGCACCCATGGACCTTCGTCTTCATCCTGATCATCGTATTCTGCATTGGCTTCAGCAGCGGCGTGAGGTGGTGCAACCATCAACTGAGAGGGATTCGTGACGAGATGAGGAAGGTCGCGGACCAGCTGGAGCGGAAATGATCGACGTTCACTATTTCCTCAAGCCCAAACGCCGCTACCAGGGGCGGGTGCGCTATCCCAGGCCAAAGGGCGAGCAGTTCGGCGGCCACGCGGCCGATGAAAAGCGCGCCGCGGGCATCCGCGCGGCGTGGGACGATCCGCTGCGGCGCGCGCTGATGTCGAGGAGGAAGACCGATGGGCTTCAGGGATAACACCGAGTTCGACAAATGCCTGTGCTGCGGCCAGACGATCAAAAAGCGCGGTGATCCGATGACGCCCCAGCGGGCGGTGCGCGCCTATGCGTTCCTGTCCGGGCTCGGCTACACCAAAGAGGAGCTGCTGACCAAACATCGCGCCCAGCTTGAATATCAGACCCCCGGTTTCATCGAGTGCTTAGAGGTGTTGCCATGAAAGTCGAACGCATCGAGCCTGCCCAGAAGGTCCGCGCGCCGCGCGAGGTCACCATCGTCCAGCTGAAGGCTGAGATCCGCAGGCTCAAACGCGAGCTGAAGGACATGCGCGCCACCAACACCGACATTTTGAGGTACATGCGCATACAGGATGTGGCCACGACCTACGTCATGGACACCTTCGCTCCCAGCTGCCTGCGCGACGACTGCACTTGCACCCCGACTCGCGCTGATTTTCTGAGGGCGATCGCACGCGACTGATTCGCCTCTTCCAGTCCGATCGCGGCATCTGGCGCTACGAGGTCAACCGCGGCGGCAAGATCTATTGGTCGAGCCTGCATACCCGCGACGAGGCGCGCGCGCGCGTCCTGTACGCCCGCCTTCAAACCGCCATCGAGGTTCTGGATGAGTCCCGCCGAAGCAGGAGCGATCGAATTCGAGGAGCCTGACTGGCCCGGACGTTTTCTCGATTACGTCCAAAGTTTCCCCAAGGCCAAAGGCGCGCAGCGCTACGCCTATCCCGAGCTACGGCTCAACCTCGCCCGGGAATTCGCGTTCGAAGAGACGCTG